AGCCGATTTACAAGTAAGCACCTACTACACCAACTAAGGAGAAATCATGCCAACAACAATCGTGACCGGCAGAGACATCACATTTACCATTGATGGTGATTCGTATGATGCTCAGGCCACATCAGCAGTTTTAACGATTGATTCAACAATAAACACTTACCAGACACTAGATGGCAAGGCGTATTACACCACCGACACTCAAGGCTCATTTGCCGTTGAAATGTTGGCAGATTGGCCAGCTGGCGGATCATTGTGCAACGCATTGTGGACAGCGGCAGACACAGCACCAAATACACCATTGGCGGTTGTTTTTACAGCTGCATCGGGATCGGTGTTCAATTTTGATGTGCAGCCAATTTTCCCATCAGCTGGAGGCACAGCACCAGATGCACAAACTGTTTCACTAGCCTTTACCTGTGTAACAACACCAACACTATAAAAAGGAGATCGGGAGCATGAAACTAGCAATCACAATCGAATTCGTTACCGGGGAGAGCGCGACTTATACCGCGCTCCCACCGGAGTGGATGAAGTGGGAACGCCAAAGCGGAAACACGATCCAGCAAGTATCCGAGAAATTGGGCATCGCTGATTTGATGTTTTTGGCGTATCACGCAATGAAGCGCGAGGCAGCTGGAAAGCCTGTCAAGCCATTTGAGGTGTGGTGTGAAACTGTAACTGACATAAACATGGGAGAAACCGAAAACCCAAAAGCTACGAGCCGGGAACCTTAAACCGGATCATTTGGGAGCTAGCGATCACCACAGGATTGTCACGATCAGAGTTTCAAACAGCTGAGGACATTTTAACCGTTTTTGAGATTCTAAGGATACGAGATGGCAACTGAGACAATCACTTATGACAAGAGTGATTTGCGTGGAATCATCAAGGCTTTCAAAGCCATGGATGATCGTGCCGTTGCTGAGGCTAAAGGCGTTTCAAACGGATTGGCGACATACTTACAATCCAAAGTCATTTCGGCCGCTGGTAATCGACCAAATAAAGCGGCATCTCGTATTGCTCAAGGCTCACGCGTTAGCAAGTCATCAAAGATTGGCGAGATCAGCTTTGGCTTTGTGTCACAAAAATTTAGCGGTGGCGGTACCACTCAACAGCTTTGGGGCGGTTACGAATTTGGATCAACCAAATTCAAACAATTCCCGATTTGGTCAGGTCGTGGGCCTCGCGGTGGATCGGCCGGCTATTTCATTTATCCGACATTGCGTGCCGAACAGCCACACATCATCAATCAATGGGAAAATGCATTTTCTAAGATTTTGAAGGAGTGGTGATGGCTGGTCAAAGTAGAACTCTCAAGCTCTCGATTCTTGGCGATGTAGATCAGCTCAAGAAAAGCCTCAACACCGGATCAACCGAGGTGCAAGGCTTTGGCAACAAAATAGGTGACTTTAGTAAAAAAGCCGGATTGGCATTTGCCGCAGCTGGTGCTGCTGCCGCCGCCTACGCTGGCAAATTGCTCATTGATGGCGTTAAGTCTGCAATTGAGGATGAAGCAGCTCAAGCCAAATTGGCAACAACTTTGCAAAATGTCACCGGTGCAACAAACGCTCAAATTGCAGCTGTTGAAGATTACATAACACAAACCGCATTGGCCAATGGTGTAACCGATGATCAACTAAGGCCATCGCTAGATCGATTGCTGAGAGCCACAAATGATGTTGCCGAGGCACAAAGGCTTCAAACACTAGCCTTAGACATTGCGGCCGGTACGGGCAAAGATTTAGGTGCTGTTTCTGAGGCATTGGGTAAAGCATACGATGGCAATCTAGGAGCACTCAAGCGTTTGGGTGTTGGCATCGATGATTCAATCATTAAATCAAAGAATTTCGATGCTGCCGCCGCTGCACTTTCAAAGACTTTTGAAGGTCAAGCATCGAAGCAAGCTGAGACATTTCAAGGCAAAATGGCACGGCTTACTGTCGCATTTGATGAAGCAAAAGAAACTGTCGGATCGTATGTACTCGATGCGCTGACACCATTGGTCAGCAACTTTGTGGACAAAGGCATCCCGGCAATTCAAGATTTTGCTGGCAATTTGAGCAAAACATTGGGGCCAGCCTTTACTCAGATACTCAAAGTAGTTCGCGATGATGTTTTGCCAATCATCAAAGCTTGGTATGGCTTTATCGCTGACACGATTGTTCCAGCTCTTTCAGCTGTTATCGGGCCGGCTTTTCAAGGTTTAGTCAGCGCATTTACCAAAATCAAAAATGCTGTTGTGGACAATAGTGATGAATTAAAGCCATTGCTAGGTTTGTTCAAATCAATCGCCACTTTTATAAAAGAGGATTTGGCACCAATTTTAGGTGGTGCTTTCAAATTAGCATTGTCAGCAATCGGAACAATTGTTGCTGGCTTAGTGACAGGTTTTTCAAAACTTGTTGGATTCATTACAAACACAATTAACAAAATGAAAGAGTTTGTGAATTTCATCAAAGATAACCCGGTCACGCGCTTTTTCTTTGGTGGGGATGATGGCTCAAAAGGTTTGAAAGCAAGCACATCATTTGAGGAAGTCGTGCCTGTTGTGCCTGTGACCAAAAGCCCAGTTAGACAGCAAGATTTGTTTTATGATCCCAATGGCGATCCACGCACATTTACAGGCGCACCACTTGAGGCATTTTCACCGGGTATGCAAGCTGCAATTTTGCGCAAAAACGAATTGGCAGCCGAAACGGCACGATTGAGAGCTGCACGCGAGGCCTCAGCGGCTACACGATTAGCGGCCACAGGTGGGCTTTCAACGGCCGAACGCATCACAATCAATGTCAATGGTGCAATTGACCCAGAAGGCACAGCACGCACAATCGTGGACACGCTCAACAATTCTTATTATCGCGGTACAAATGGAGCAACAAACCTAGTAGGCGCAGGATGAGTGTTTTCAATCCCGTTTGGCGAGTAAAAATTGATGGTGTTTCATACACCAATTATGTTTTGGCCAATTTGACGATCACATCGGGTCGCACAAACATTTACGAGCAAGCCAATGCCGGTTATGTCAATCTCCAGCTGATCAACCTTGATCAATCAATCATAGACATCGAAATCAATGATGCGGTCAGCGTTGAATTACAAGATTCCACAGCCACATTTGTGCCAATTTTTGGCGGCACAGTTGTGGAATTTAACATTGGTATTGCCGCATCGGGTGTTGTGGGCGTAAATCAAACTGTTTCCATCACAGCTTTAGGTGCTTTGGCCAGATTGCCAAAAATCTTAACCGATGGCGTATTGGTTAAGGATCACGATGGAGATCAAATTTTTAGCATTTTGTCAGACATTTTGGTAAATGCATGGAACGAAGTGCCGGGCGCTTTGCAATGGAATACATACGACCCAACAGAAACATGGGCAAACGCACAAAACCTTGGTCTTGGTGAAATTGATCGCCCAGGTGAATACGAGCTGGCAAAGCGAAACGCATCCACCATTGATGTTTATTCATTGGTTTCAGCATTGGCAACATCGGGATTGGGTTACATCTACGAAAACGCTCAAGGCCAAATTTCTTATGCATCATCCTTTCATCGTGGTCTTTATCTTTCAGCGAACGGATACACAGACCTCTCAGCTGCTCAAGCTATTGCCAATTCAATGTCAATCCAGACCAGAGCTGGAGATGTACGCAATGACATTACGCTGAAATACAAGGAAAATTCAACGCTAGAAGTCACAGACAGCGATCCAGACTCAATTTTGCAATTTGGCAAACTCGCTCAAATCATAACAACCACTATTGAAAATCAGACCGATGCCGAGGATCAAGCTGCATTTTATCTAACCTTGAGATCTTACCCACAGGCTAATTTCAATCAAATCACTTTTGAACTTACAAATCCAGAAATAGATGATTCTGACCGGGATGCTTTGATCAACATTTTTATGGGTCTGCCTTTGCGTATTACTGATCTACCGCTCAACATGGCAGCCGGCACATACCTTGGTTTTGTGGAAGGTTGGACATGGCGAGCCGCTTACAACAGCGTATCGGTCACGGCTATTCTTTCCCCATTGGCATTTTCATTGCAAGCCATGCAATGGCAAGATGTCGCAATTGCAGAACAATGGAACACAATCAGCGGCAGCCTCACATGGGCTGATGCGTTAGTCGTAGCGTAAGGAGAAAAAATGGCAAACCCGACATCAAATTTTAACTGGCAAATGCCGACACCGACCGATTTGGTAACGGATTTGCCAGCAGATTTTGAGGTATTTGGTCAAGCGGTCGATTCATCGATGGCCGATCTTTTAGGCGGCACAACAGGTCAGATTTTGGCAAAGAATTCAAACACCAACATGGACTTTGTGTGGATCACAAATGATGTTGGTGACATAACAGCGGTTACAGCTGGCACAGGCATTTCAGGCGGTGGCACATCCGGTGCAGTAACAATCACAAACAGCATGGCCACAGAAATTGACGCAAAAGGCGATTTGGTCGCTGGTACCGGTGCAGATACTTTTGCGCGTTTAGCCGTTGGCACAAATGATCATGTTTTGACAGCTGATTCCACAACAACAACAGGATTGAAATGGGCAGCCGCACCAACACCAACTTACACATGGGCAACTTACACACCATCAAATACAGGCATCACATTAGGTAATGGCACACAGACAGCGCGTTATGTCAAAGTCGGAAAAACAGTTTTTGTGTCTTACAAGCTTGTTTTAGGATCAACATCATCATTTAGCGGTGCTATTTATGTTGGTTTGCCTTCAACAAATAACAGCATTTCAACATGTACCATCAATGCAACAGATACCGGTGCAGGTAATTATTTGGCATCAGGTGTTGCTGATGCATCAACAGGATCGGTTTTATGCCGGCCTATTAAAACCAATGCAACTTATGCCACATGGGACGATAATTTAACTTCAATGTTTACATGGGGCACAAATGATGTTTTACAGTTCTTTATTACTTACGAGGAGGCTTAAACCATGGCATTTACATTTCACCCAGATTTTCCAGATGCAACCAATGACCAAAAATGGGAACAAATCAGGTTATGGCGAAATGCTGAATTGGCCTCAACTGATTGGGCAATGATTTCGGATGCTCCAACTGACAAAGAAGCGTGGGCTGAGTATCGTCAATCTTTGCGCGATTTGCCAGCTCAAGGCGGTTTAGCTGATGCAGCGGTGTTTCCAGCACGCCCATGAGTAATTTTCCACAAGGCACATTGCCGCGTTTGATTCAGGTTGCGCTTGCTGAGGTGGGTACAGCTGAAACCGGCAACAATGAAACAAAGTACGGCAAATTTATGAAAGCCGACAAGCTGCCATGGTGTGGCTCGTTTCTTAATTGGTGTGCCCATCAAGCTGGTGTCAAGGTGCCAAATGTTGTGAGCACACGAGCTGGAGCTGAGGCATTTCAAAAAGCCAAGCAATGGCACACCACGCCAAAGATTGGTGACTTTGTTTTCTTTGATTTTATAGTCGATGACAAAACCACAATCAATCACATTGGCTTGGTGATCCGGGCATCAGAAAAACAGATTGTGACCATTGAAGGCAACACATCCGGTGCTGGTGATCAGCGCAATGGTGGAGAAGTCATGGTCAAATCAAGAGCTTTGGGAGCACGTTCATTTGTTGTCGGTTACGGCCGACCAGCTTATGAGCCATTTTCCGGTGATTTACCGGATCGACCAAAAGGAGAAAAATAATGGATCAAGTAAAAGCAATTGCGGCCTCATGGGGTCGCTCATACTTAGCAGCTGCATTGGCCGTGTACATGGCTGGAGGCGATTTCAAGGCAATGGCAATGGGTGGCGTGGCAGCTGTCGTGCCTGTCATTTTGCGCTGGCTTAATCCAGCTGATAAAGCTTTCGGTTCAACGGGGAAATGATCCGGAAATCACTCGCGGTGGGCTTAGTTTCGATCCTTTCGCTAAGCCTTACCGCCTGTGGTTATCAAGGATGGGTGCGATACCCATGCCAGCTTCATGAGAATTGGGAAAAGGATGAGTGCCAAAAACCTCAATGCAAGGTGACAGGTACCTGTACAGAGGATTTGATAGGCGATGGCATCGAAAAATAAAGACCGCTTAAGTCAAGAGGAAATCAAAGCTCGGCTGATGTTTCTCATTGGCGCAATTTTGTCATTTGTGTTTTTGATTGTCACATTGGGCATCACTTACGCATTGATCTTTGTGACACAACCAATTGGGGCACAAGCTCCCAACGATGCAGCTTTTATCGATTTACTCAAAACCTTGGCAATTTTTCTCACGGGGTCTTTGGGTGGCGTTTTAGCATCTAATGGTCTTAAAGACAAGAGCAAATCAGAATACGAAAAAACTATTGAAAGGCGTTTATCCGGTAGCGACACGCCATGATTTGAGCGTGATTGTTGTATTTGTCGGGTGATCCTGTCACTCTTTATTTGGGAGCAAGTCATTGGTGTGTAGTGACTTCTATGGCTTGCTCCCACTAACAGAAACGGGAGCAACAAAATGGATGAATTATCAATCGTGGTCATGTGTTTAATTGCTGGAGCCTTTTGGGCCGTCATGTCGTATTCGGTCGGATTTAAGGAAGGCGAAAGACAAGGCTATACAAGAGGCCGGGCCGTAGCACGCCATGCTGTATCAGCTGAGCGGAAGGCCAAATGATGGCATCTTTTATGGATGGGTACGAAGGCAACAAAGAGCGTACAGACCGCTGGATTGCCACATTTCCACAAGGTAGGTTGGAATCGCACATCATTGAATTTAATGCCGAAAAAGGCTATGTGCTAGTGCAAGCAAAAGCATTTCGCAATCAAACCGAAATCGATCCAGCTGGGATTGATTATGCATACGGCTATCTTGCAGCTTATCCAGACAAAATGAAACGCTGGATGATTGAGGACACTTGCACATCAGCTTTGATGCGCGTGATGGCCTTGGTTATGGGCAACACCGAGAA